GTCTAGCTAGGTTGCTCTGAGCACTCTTGGTATTAGCATCTGCTGATATACCCATTGCTTTAGCCATTACTTCATAATTGTTAGTATCTATTGTTTCTGTCATTGCCATGTGCTTTTTCTCCTTTACACAATGTTTCAAAAGATGATAGTTATACTACGTAACGTCCTTCATGTCAAGCCAATTCTGACCTATTTTTGCCTCTAATAATAAAGGCACATTGAAATCTACCTCTAACCACTCACGTATTATATCCTTGATATTATCGTTTGTGCTTTGGACTACGTGTATTACCCAATCCAACTCGTCAGGGTGTACGTCAATAACGATACTATCATGCACAGTATTTACTACACAAGACTTTTTGTTGCGTAACATGTGATCAAATTGCCACAGTGCAACAGGAACTATATCTGCTGTAGCAAATGACTGCACAGGATAGTTTTTTATTTGAGTGAAGTGACTCACTCTACCTCTAGGACTACGTACCACATCAGGAAAAGAAAACTCCCTACCTGATGGTGTGCGTATCTTACCAGTGTTTAGTGCTTCTTTGGCAAGAGACTTGTGCCATCTTGCGATGCCCATATACTTCTCATTAAAGTGTGAGTAATATGTAGCCTCTGCCTCTGACCTGCCATACCCACTAGCACCGTATAGTGGTGCAAAGGTATGTGCCTTTGCTTCCTGTCTACTCATAGGCTGACCTGCATCAGATATAACTTTAGCAGTATAAGCATGTACATCAAAACCCTCTGTCACTTCTTGTATTGCAATAGGGTCTTGTGACAGGAATGCTGCAACTCTAAATTCTAGTTGAGCAAAGTCAGCTTCAATGATATGCCCACCATCAAAACGTGATACAAACACACGTTTGACAGGGAACGTACCACCTCTAGGCATGTTCTGCATATTAGGTTCTTTACCACTTAACCTACCTGTAGATGTCATGTGCTGGTTTAACTTAACATGCAACATACCGTCAGCCTTAATATTATTCTTTATGCCACCAACAAAAGAAGAAAGATATGTGTCTAGTGCAGACAACCTCTGTACCTTTTCCAAAAACTCAAGAGCCTCTGGCATATCTTTTCTTTTAGCAGCATTAGCTAGTAACTCAAGATTGCGTTTGTTAGTGGAGAAGCCACTAGCTGTAGCCCACTTAGCATTAGGTGGTATAAACTTTAAACCAGCAACAGCGTTAGTAGGAATAACGTGATAACCGTTACCACCACACGTGGTACATCTTGTTTCTTTAGCAAACGGACTGCCATCCTTTTTTACCTTTCTTATTTTGCCTGAACCATAGCAGGTTGTACACTGCTTTAACTTAGACTTATACACAATGTCAGTCTCATCACGAATTAGATCTGTGAAACTTGCATTAGACATATAAGGTTCGTGTGCGTTCATCCACACTGTTTTATTCTTAGGCTTACGGCTGTAAATCAGAGTAGACAGTTGCTCTGGACTACTCAGATTAATGGGTACATCACCCATAAGTTCTCTTACCTTTCCATCTAGATATACTATTATCTCCTTTCTTTCCTCTTCAAATGTGACACGTACTTCTTCTAGTGCGTCACTATCCACTTTAAATCCACGTGTATGTATCTTAGATAACTCAACCACCATCATGTTAGTTAGGTATCTAATCTTATTAAGACCTACATCATTAGAACTATTAAACTTTACATTAAGTTCATGTGCCAGTTGCTGTGTAGCATGTAAGTCTGCACTAAGATACTCAGATAACTCTGCATGGGGTACATCACGCACTGACAAACCTTTCTTTAAGTATTCTTTCAGAGTGTCCTGCTTCTTAGTATCTAACTCATACCGTTCAGCACATGCCTCAAGGGACAGAGGTTGCTTGATACCACGCTGTGTTATATATTCCATCATCATAGTATCAAACACAGTACCACTGTACTTAAAGCCTGATTCCCATAACCACACAAGATCGTGGCTAATGTTGTGGCCTATCAGTACAGTAGCTTTATCCAAAGCATCCTGTACTATCTTGTGTCCATCATTGGTGGGTGATACTTCACTGTGATCAAAGGTAACGATTGTTTCATTACCATAATCATCAAGCATACCCACCATTACTAATGTATTGTCAGGTTCAAAGGGGTCAAGATATAACTTACCATTACGCTTTGTTACTGTGTTCTCAACGTCTAAGGTAAGTTTCACTGGACCACTAGCCCTCTTGTCCGACAACTGATGCTTTAACTTTTCCATCATTTTCATGCTCCGTTTTCTTTGGTATTTCAAGGAAGTTAAAGTTTACACTAAAGGATCTACGTTCACCCTTAGTCTTGAATGGATAGACACAGTGAAACAATTCACTGGGAAACAAATAGAAGTCACCCACCTGTGGCTTAACCATAAAGTTTGTAGCACTATACGTACTGGCAGTGCCATGTACAAACTGTATGTGTCCATGTGAAGGATGATGATCTTTGTAATCTTCCTGCCATTCATCATCAATGCCGTCAGGTAGTTTGAGATAGCCAACGCATGACATCCTGCATCCTGTATGTAGATGTAATGGATTGTAATCATTCTCAAACTGACGCACTAGCCATCCCGATATAAACTGTACAGAATAATTATTATTCTTTGTGTCTAGCATATTCTGTCCATACGAGTTACGTATCGTAGCTGTATTATTATAACTACCTACAAACTGTTTGATCTCATTTAAGAATGTGTCTCGCATCTCATCAGTAAAAAACAACTCTTGTTTTACCTTACCGACTAGCTGATCAGAGTAGTCTGTCATTGATGCAAAGTCTTTGTCAAAGAATGCATTCATATCTGAAACAAACTTTGCACTTAGTTTCTTATAACCCATGACAGGTCCAAAGGGGTAGAATATCTGCTCCTCTGCATCTGGTTTGGGTCTAAATATATTTACCATATGTGTCCTCCTTATGCTGTAAATCTTGCTACTTGGTTATCTAATTCACACGTTACTACACCATGCCAGCCTGTAATCTTATTCTTACCTATAGTAATGTGCCGTTCTGGATCTTCATCTGTGTCACCTGCTTCCTTGATAGAGTTCCTCGCTAGTAACAATATCAAATCTGCTTCAGCTGCCTTGCCTGTCTTAGATCCTTCCATCATGGACTGATCAAGAACAATGCGTCCTTCTGCTTCAGCAGCAAGCTGTGACATGTAGAAGATAGCACACTCATGTTGCTTGGCTATCTGTCTAGCGTGTACTGCATTCTGTTTTAGTAACTCATGTGTACTTATTGTTGTAGAAGTTTTAGCGAATTTATCACCCATGTCAAGTACTAATACGTCAGGTTTATATCTTTTACATACAGCTTCTACCCAATCCATAGTCTTAGCCGTAGCATCTGTATGTCTCACGTTCTTAGACTTCTCTCTGTATACTTTAAGATTGCTGTCTACATCACTGAGTATGTCTTTGCCTGTTCTGCCTGTAGCTGCATTGATGTATCGCATACGTACACGTTGCACTGACTCTTCATTACATAGTACAGCTACGTTAGCACCCTGATCTGCAAACCCACCGTCACCCATAACTAAACTTGCATGGAAACTAGTCTTACCTGTGTTAGATCTAGCACCCACTGTGATAAGGTGGCCCTGACTTATGCCGGGTACTCTACGTGCCAAGGTGCGTATGTTAAACTTCCACTGTGGGTCCATGCTGTTCTGCTTAATCAATGTGACCATATCTGTCTCATCCCAATTAACCTGTATGCTAGGAATAAAATCATCTGCATACGTGTCTAGTAAATTACGCAATGGTTCTAACGTAGTAGCATCACCATTAACAAAATCAAAACCTAAGTTAGCTACCTCTTCCCCAACCACCTGTCTAAACAACGTGCTCATAACGTCACGTGCTATACCTTTATCCATTAGTGGCTGTTGCTTTAGTTCTGTAAACATGTCTGCAAACACAGACTTCTGTGCAGTAGTAAGCGTTGGATTAGCTGATAAAAAAAGTGCCTCAACTTCTTCTGGTGAGACACTGCGTTCATAGTTTTCCATAGCGTTATCTATTGCATGTTTAATCTTCTGGACATCTTTAGTGAAGAGTTTATCAGGACACCTTGTGCCTTTGTTACCATCATAAAAATCTTTGTCCATTAGATTTCTTATTAGAGAAAGTTCCATCGTTTCTCCTTTCAAGCCATGTTAAGTAATTCTATATCCCTGTCATTCCCATACTTCAAATCGTCCTTCAACATCAGGACTTTAACTTTCTCTACTACACCCTTTAACTCCTTTGTTATTTGTAGTGCCTTGCTTATTGCATCTGGATCTAAAGCAATCAATGCTGTAGAGAATTGTGATAGGTACTGCTTTTGTTCATTGGACATTGACGTTCCCATTAATGCTACACCTGTATGTCGATCGCTTCCAACGAGAGCAGCACTTATACAATCCTCTACAACAACTGCCACCTTACCATAACCGTGAACATATGGCAACCTATTATTTCCATATCGTTTCCACTTAGGTAAACGCTTACCTATTGCTCTGCCTGTAGCGTCTACTGTGACACCACCATGAACAACAGGAAACACAACTCTGTGTTCACGTATGTCATACATCAAGCCGTGTTTGTTTGGTGACAGATCCCAACCAGAAGTCCATGCCATTGCGTGTGTATACTCACCACTCAAAGGCACGATGTTTACTGGCATACAAAATTCTGTGGTGTGGCTTTCTTCAGCCATGTTTAATCTCCTGTATATAGACTCAGCAGACATGTTCATCTTATGTGTGCCACTTACACTGCACGATGCTTTGTAACAGTTCCACAGTAGCTGTCCATTGTTGTTGGTTACTGTGAATGTCTTGCGTCCTTTGCATTCAGGACAATCCATACGTACAGAACTACCATCAGTGATGTCTAAACCTGTGAGATAGTCAAGCACTATACAAACTCCCCTGCCACTACGTCTTCAGGTTTTATTATATCACCATCATCACGGTGCTTTTGTAGTTCTGATACACTTACTATTTCACATTCTAAAACTTGATCATCTCCATACAAACGATCAACTATTTTTTGAGCTTGTAACTTAGTTTTAAAACCATTGTGTAATGCTTTAGGCAAGCATACCCCATCTGCAATATACTCTAAACCCATTACTACATATCTCTCTTGCATACTACTTACTCCTTTTTTCTAGTTCATAATAAAAATCTGCGACTTGGTATAACTCTTTAAGTGTGGCTGAACTTTTCATAGTATTAGCTTTAGAAGAAACAATTACTACGTTATCTTTGTGATAGCCTTTGTTATTATCTATTCTATCTACAGACATACTATATTGTTTGAATTTCCAATCATTACCTTTACCAAATGAGAACTTAATTCCAAACACAGGACACTTTAAATCCTTTGGTATTAATTCTAATAGTTCTTCTGCTGTTAATGTTACGTCATTGCTTCTTTCTTTCATTTTACCTATTTTATAACTTAAAAAGGGTATAGTTACATCTGTGTACTTCTTAATATTAGAATAATTACTTACATATTTTCTCTTCATATCACGTATTTTTTCTTTATTATCAGCACGATAATTTTTATGCTGTATGCGAAGCCTTTCTTTATTATCTTGATAATATTTTTTATTATATTCTTTTCTATTAAGTGGCATGTCACTCCTCCTTAAACTGCTGTCGTGCAGTCAATGCACTGTTAGCACTAAGATATGTATTCTTAATGTACGGTTTCACTGACTGTGGATTGGCATGACCTGTCACCGACATGATCTGTGGCAGTGGCACACCTGCCTCTACCATCTCAGTTGTACCAGTTCTACGTAGATCCATCAAGCGTAACTCTTCTGGCAGTTCAGCCTGTCGCATAATCTTTCTACCTATCTTAGACAACCTCTCCATAGAAAATGGTCTGTATTCACCGTCCACAGGTGTAGGCATAGGTGCTACATACTGTTGAAAGTCAAAGTCGTTGCGTTGTTCTTCCAACATCTCAAGTAGTCCATCTGATATGGGTAGATGCACAGATGCACCACGCTTGGACTGCACTAGGTCCAGCCTCTTGTTATCAAAGTTTATGCTAGACCATTCAAGCATACGCATGTCACCCACACGTTGACACCACTCATATGCCATCTGTACTATCAGTCCTACGTTACGGTAAACAAAGTCACCATATGCTATGTTAAGAAACTCACGCACTTGATCCTCTGTCCATGTAACATTACGTGGAATAGGAGTAATCTTTCTGACCAGCGTAAACGGATTGTTCTTCACGTACTCCATGTCTAGCCCATACCTGTATGCTCTACCTGCTACGACAGATACATGGTTAGCCAACTGTATGCCACGCTTAACCCATTCTTCATAGGCTAGTCTAGCGTCCTTGCCTGACACAGCATTGGCTGTCTTCTCACCAAAGGTATCTGTCAATACTTTCAAGAATCTTTTGTAATCTAGCTGTGTTCTATCACGTAGCCGATTAAACTCTGGTGACTGCACATACAAGTTGACTAATCGTTTTACAGATATGGGCCTCATACTGCTTCCACTTCCTCCTGTTGCATCTCCTTAGTGTACAAACCTATATCAGGATAGTGTACACCCACTGACCGTTTGGCATTGCCTTGCTTATCATAAGCCATGACTGTGCATTTTCTTATGACACTGTGCTCCCTGTCCTGACCGTATACACTGTCTAGCCACAAGCCAGTACGCAGATAGAACTTCATGTTATGTATATACATTTCTAGTATATTCATTTCGTTGTTAAGTTTTTTCTGCATAGCCTTGTCTTTTCTACATGACATTTTCAAAGATGAAAGCATTTCTTCATTGTGCTTTATCCATGACTTAACTTTGTCCATAGTTACAGGGTGTTCACTGTCTAGATTACGCACACTTTCATGCACACTGAGGTTGGCAGGTTTACGTTTGGCTGCACGTGCTTTCTCAAGACGTTTAGCTGATGCCTCTCTCTGTTCTTTTGTCATTGGCTTACGCATAATAAATCTCCTCCTATAATTATATACAGTCTAAGCAAAAATAACTAGGATTATTATCTAAGTACAATCTAGTTATACTGGTAGCTAGTGTAGCTAAAGCGAAAGTATTTATAACCATTAATGCTCTGTCATTCCACATCATACCTACAATTAACCACCCACCTATACCTACAAAATGAAAAAATAAGTTAGTAGGATATACATTGTTAGCGGTTAGTATCATACCAAACATAAGCACAAGACTAGCTATCCACTTGATGTACCAATCAAGCGTGTATAGTGGAGTCTTGGTAGTTATACGTGTACCTTCATGTTCATCAGCCATGTACTGTCTCCTATTGTGTTATCTTATTACTGACAACATCCCAATTAACATTCTTAGGAGTCCTTTGAGCATGTTGCACTACTTTCATAAGCGTAGTTACAGGTATTTTACATATGTCTGCAACAACCTTTGCCCTCTCTATGTCATATGTAGGGTCAGCATGGGCAGCTTTCCATACAAGTTCCATAACTAAGTTACTATAACTATTATTTGTAGAGTTTGTCCTTCTCATAGTCTAGTAATTCTCCTGTTGTGCCAACATCTACACCGCACATAATGGTGGGATTGGTAGGTCTTATTATAGTAGCGGTCCATGTTCCCTTCTCCTGATTCAAATGGATAAGTGTTATATGCCCTCTTGAGGATATACCCCTAAAGACAATGTTCTCTTTGTAGTAGAATTGCAAACGGTCCATAGCTTCTTTCATAGGTTTACATCCGGGTGTTTCCGCATTTACTGCACATGTGAGCACTACCAACAGCACTACCAGTGTAAGTGACCCCACAAAAAACTTTATATTGTTAGTGAACATATTGTATCTCCTTTATAAATCCCAAGCTAAGTTCACAACCCGGATGATCTTCACTTGCATGATGCATTGCGTAGTCTACGAGTCTTGGTATATCAAACAAACCTAATGTCTCTGTCATCTGGTGTGATATGTCTACCATATATTCCAACTCGTCCACCTCTGGATGCTCATCGGGTAACTCAACGTGTATGCATACCTCGTATCTAGGCATTGCTATTCTCCTTTAATAGTTTTTAAATGTCTGTATGTCTTCTTCTACTTGTTCTTCAAATAAATACTCACCATATTCTATGGCGTCCAAAGTAAACGGTTCGTTATACTTTGATCTTATTTCTTTCTGTATATATCTAGGCAGTCTATAAAATCTAGGGTAGTAATTCATGCTATCCTCCTGTTGTGTCCAGTATACCTACCACAACCATGAATAATAGATACACTACTTCCCACTCCATGTCAAGTCTCCTTTAAGTCATTCATAAGATCAGCATACAAACCGTCTATCTTTTTCTGTTTGTACTGTGGTGAAAACCAATCAGGTCTAAAGTCAGACATGTGCTCTAGCTCCTCCATCTTTCTTACATAGGTTATCTCTGGATCAGTTAGGCTTACACCCTCTGCTTTATCTTTGGCTAAACGTATGTAAGTTTCATCCTTAATTGTGGTCATGGTCTATACTTAGTCCAATGTTGGACTTCTTTGTTGTCCCATCGTTTTTCTAAAGACTGAAATATTAAAGCATATCTTTGCTCCTCACTCATACCAGTGATGTCATTTAATCTGTCAAACAAATTCCATATGAGTGTATCAACAAGAGCTTCAACTCTCTCGTCAGTCCATCCTTCACCATAATCTTCACTCCAGCCATCAAAAACTCCAAGGTTAATTGCTTTGCTAAAATCATTCCATGATGTCATGTCATTATCCTATCTATAAAATATATGATCTTCTATTGTTACTATGTACTCTACATTTCTCCACTCAGGATCTACGTTAGTGGCATGATAAAATGTAGCACCGTCCACTGTGTTAATTGATAAGCCATAAGAATAGTATACATCCTCTGCAATGGCAATAGCTTTTGTCCATGCACGTTGATCCTTTGGTTTATCAGACAGGCCATCACAGTACCAACTGAACTGACACTTGTGTTTCACAGGATAGTCCTGCTTCCAGCTATACGTTGGCCCTTCACGTATCACCTCACACACAGTGTCAGGCCAACGTGGATCATGCACCCTATTCAACACCACCTCTGCCACTGCTCGTTGTCCTATGGTGGGTTGATCACGTGCCTCAAAGTAAATGTTCTGAGCAAGACACGTGATCGTAGCACCCAATG